CCGCATCTGAGAAACCCGTAGCCTACATCATTGACCACGTAGGAAATGTGATACGCCACAGGGCGCCGGATGCCAGGCGCACATGGTCGCTGGACGCGCGTGAAAAGCGCAGCAGTGGGCCATCCGATGCAATACCATTACGTACATGCGCAACCTGGGTGGACGCCGATGGCGTTGAATTTGAGGGTTGTGCGACGCCATTTGAACGCGTACTAAAGGAATGCCCTTACTGCGCATGCCCAACACCGCCCCCGGCCAATCGCAGTGCCCCTGAATTCGTTGACGGTGATTTGATGGAGTTGGACGCTGCCACACTAGCGGCATTACGCGGGGAGATTGCGAGAGTTGACGATGCGGCCCGCGTGCCCGGTCATCTGCGGGGCACCCCTGCAGAGAGCGCAATTAAACGCAATCATTGGGAGCGGCAACAGGGGCAGCGCGAACTACGTAACGCTATCGCCTGGTGGGCCGGCCTGGAGCACGCACAGGGGCGCAGCGAATCGGAGAGCTATCGCAGATTTTATTTTAAGTTTGGTCAGGATGTGGCAAGCGCACAGGCGCTGAATGCTGCCGAAGCTGCTGCGCTGGCTGCGCGCGTGACTGCCGAATTAGCTAATTATGGAATTGATGGATCAATTAACGCGGGAGCATATTTCAAATGAATATTGAATTGACAATGCAAGCATTTCAAGCCACTGAATGCCTGTTGAATAAACAACCGGTAACGGTCACACACCCTGCCGGATGGGAGCGCCCGGCGAACTGGCCTCTACCGATCAAACGTGAGGCCCCGAGCCCTGACGGCAGGGTGACGCAAAATTACCGCCCCCTGGCCATTCTCGAATTCGTTGCGGAATCGCTCGCGTGACTGCTTATTACAACGAAATCGACCCGTACGTCGCAGAGTGGCTGCGCAATCTAATTGACGCGGGTCATATCGCCCCCGGAATTGTTGACGAAAGGAGCATCGAGGATGTCAGAGCAAGCGAATTGCGCGGGTTCACACAATGCCATTTCTTCGCAGGTATTGGCGTGTGGAGTTACGCACTCAGGCGCGCAGGATGGCCGGACAATAGACCTGTATGGTCAGGCTCTTGCCCTTGTCAACCTTTCAGCACGGCAGGCAAGGGCGCAGGGTTTATTGATGAGCGGCATCTTTGGCCGGCCTTCCATCATCTCATCGGACAGTGCAAGCCTCCAGTCGTCTTTGGAGAGCAAGTTGCGAGCAAAGACGCAGGCCCTTGGATCGACCTTGTACACGCTGACATGGAAGCCTTGGGTTACGCCTTCGGGGCAGTCCCGTTCCCGTCTGCGGGCATCGGCGCCCCGCACATCCGCGACCGACTTTACTGGGTGGGCGACGCCGACAGTGCAGGACAGCGTGCGCGGGGCGAAGGACGCGCGGCCATGGGATACGGGTCGACCATTGAACCAGATCGTAGCATTGTCAGGCTGGCCGACTCCGACAACGCGGGACTGGAAGGACGGGGTGCAATGCGACAACGTACCGATCAATGCGCTGCTGGGCAGGACTGCGTGGCTGGCGGGCTGGCCGACGCCTTGCCAGCAGGACGGACCGAAGGGTGGACCGTCGCAGGGCTTCGACCGACTGCCGGGTGCGGTGAGCTTGGCCAGCGGCCCGGCCCGATTGACGGCTACTGGCGAGCTGCTGACTGGCTCCTCTGCCGGGATGGAACGTGGAGGCCAGTTGAACCCGGCACATTCCCGCTGGCTCATGGGGCTCCCGCCCGAGTGGGACGACTGCGCGCCTACGGCAACGCGATCAACGCTATCCAAGCGCAAGCCTTCATTGAGTGCGTGATATGACCCCCACTGATTTACATGCGTGGATGATGCGGCACAGGGTCAGTCTGCAGGCTGTAGAAGAGCTGCGCGGGTTGATGGGAATGAACGGCGGGCACACGATGCTTGAGCGGGCTACGGGCGTCAGTGAGGGCGCGGTATCCTCTGTCGTGAGGCTGGAGGCTGCGCGCAAGGGCATCAAGCTGTGGCGTAATAATGTCGGGGCGCTGCTGGACGCGCGGGGCGTGCCGGTGCGCTACGGGCTAGCTAACGATAGTGCCGCATTAAATAAAGTGCTCAAATCATCCGACCTCATAGGGTGGCGCCCGGTGCTGATCACGCCTGCGCATGTCGGACTAGTTATCGGTCAAACTGTGCTGCGCGAGACGAAGCGGGTAGGCTGGCAGTACAGCGGCACCGATCACGAAAAAGCACAGCTAGCCTGGCTCACATTGGGGGTGGCTGGGGGATGCGATGCGGCATTCTGCACTGGTGAAGGTACGCTTTAAATAATTGACGGCACCGTCATTAACCCTATAATGCTGCAATAAATTGGATTATCCATCATGCGACTGAAACCCGAAATTCGAAAAGAACAAATACTAGTTGCCGCAATTGCCGTGGCCGCTCGCCCCGGTGGCTGGAATAAATTGAGCCGTGAGGCTGTCGCCCGTGAGGCTGAATGCTCGGATAGTCTCATATCCGTGCACTTCGGCACCATGGTCGCATTCAAACGCACCATTATGCGCGCAGCTATCAAGGGCACCATTCTCCCGGTGATCGCGCAAGGGATCGCCGCTGGCGACAAATCTGCCATCAAAGCCCCCGCTGATTTGAAATCAAAGGCGCTCGCCACACTCGCATGAACGCACTACCCGACGCCCTCGCGGCGATGGGTGCATACAGACAATTCATTGTCTACGTTGCGCAACCAAGCCGCACACGCCCCGGAAAAACAGATAAATTTCCTTGCGATTTTCGCAACGGTCAAGTTGTATCTGCCCATGATCCGGCTTATTGGACTGATAGCGCAACTGCCATTGCCGCCGCTACAAATTTCGGCGGCGCGTATGGCATCGGCTTTGTATTTACCGAAGCTGACCCATTCTGGTTTTTCGATCTAGACGACTGCCTACAAGCTGACAACCAATGGTCCGCCCTGGCTGTGGGCATGTGCGGTGCGTTCGCGGGCTGCGCGATGGAGGTCAGCCAAAGCGGGCGCGGGTTGCATATATTTGGCACGGGGCGCCCGCCGTTGCACGGATGCAAAAATATCCCGCTCGGACTGGAGTTTTATCACTCAGGGCGATTTGTAGCTCTGACGGGTATCAATGCGTCGGGCAATTGCGCGACCGATGCGACCGCACTGCTACCCGCCCTGGTGGCTCAATATTTCCCGCCAGATGATGCCGCGTTGTCTAGCATGGGCTGGACGACTGAGCCCGATCAGGAATGGCGGGGGCCGACTGACGATGACGACTTGATACGGCGGGCGCTAATGTCACGCTCCAGCGCATCGGCGTTTGGCGAGCGCGCGAGTTTTGCCGACCTGTGGGCTGCGAATATCGAAGTGCTCGCCAAATGCTACCCCGATCCAATCCGCGCATATGATGCCAGCGGCGCCGATGCCGCATTGGCGCAGCATCTCGCGTTCTGGACTGGCAAGGATTGTGCGCGTATGCAACGCATCATGCAAAAATCAGCCCTGGCCCGCGATAAATGGGAGCGAGAGGATTACCTACCGCGCACAATTTTGGGAGCTACTGGGCGTCAGTTTGACGTGCTGACAGACAAACTGCCTGAGCCCGTAGCTGCGATGCCGGCCAGCGTCACCCACGAACCCCCAAAGCCCAAAATGATTACGGGCGGGACCTTCGCCAACAATGACCAACAGCTAGATATATTTGCAGGCTGCGTCTACGTGCAAGACAGTCACCGTGTGCTGGTGCCTGGCGGAGTAATGCTCAAACCTGACCAATTCAAAGTCGCATATGGTGGATACACATTCACCATGGATAACGCAAATGAAAAGACTTCGCGCGATGCCTGGGAGACATTCACGCAGTCTCAGGCCTACCGGTGCCCGCGCGCAGTATCAACCTGCTTTAAGCCCGATCAGCCCGCAGGGGCGATGATCGAAATTGGCGGACAGATATTTGTGAATACGTGGTGGCCCGTGGATGTCCCCCGCAAAGTGGGTGACGTGCGACCATTCACTGATCATCTGCGCAAAGTGCTGCCGGACGAACGCGACGCCTACATTTTGCTGTGTTATATGGCAGCATGCGTACAGCACAAGGGCGTCAAATTCCAATGGGCACCGCTGCTGCAGGGTGTTGAGGGCAACGGCAAAACCCTATTCACGCGATGCGTCGCGGAGGCTGTTGGGCGTCGCTATGTGCACTGGCCCAAGGCTGCGCAGATTGCCGCAAATTTCAATGGATGGCTACTCGGAAAGGTGTTTTTCGGCGTAGAGGATATCTATGTGCCCGGCGAACGCGCGGAGGTTATCGAAATCCTCAAGCCAATGATTACGGGCGGTGACGGGCTCGAAATCGAGCAAAAAGGCATTGACCAGCGCACGGCGGACGTGTGCGGAAATTTCATGTTCAATAGCAATCACCAGGACGCTATCCGCAAGACCAAAAACGACCGCAGATTTTGCACCCTCTTCAGTGCGCAGCAACAGGCCGAAGACCTCAAACGTGACGGGATGCACGGGGACTATTTCCCGAAGCTGTACGCGTGGCTGCGCGCAGAGGGTTACGCCATCGTCTCCGAGCTGCTGCACACTATGAATATCCCGGACGAATACAACCCCGCCACGGCATGCCAGCGCGCACCAGCCACTACCAGCACAGCAGCAGCAGTCGCTGCGAGCACGGGCGGTATTGAACAGGAATTGCACGAGGCTATTGAGCAAGGTTTGCCGGGGTTCTGTGGCGGATGGGTATCGTCAATTCAACTCGACCGGCTCTTAGAACGCCTGGGCGCGGCCCGCCGCGTGACGCATTCAAAGCGTAAGGAAATGCTCGAAACCTTGGGATATTTCTATCATCCGGCGTTGATAGATGGGCGCGTAAATAATCTGGTGCTGCCGGATGCTGGCAAGCCTCGCCTGTTCATCAAGTCCGATAGCCCCGCCAGCGCTATCGCGAATGCTGCCGAAGCTGCCAAAGCCTACGAACAGGCTAACAACCACACTCGCGTACCATTTCCGATCAAATGACCTCCGAGCAAATCACCTATCTAGCTACGCAGATCGTGGCCCCAATGCGCGTGCGTCTCGACTATGACGGGGCAGTGTGGCGCTTCTATCTGGCTGGCAAAGTCATCCGCACGATACGCAAGCCCGGGCGCGTAATTTTTGCGGCGCACAGCATTGCGGGCGGATATTGATATATGATATCAATTTAGCTAAAGGAGTAACCGATATGGAATTTACCCGCGAATTGATGATGGCCAACACGAAAGCTGCAATGAAGGAGGCAGGCGCACCGAGTGCCGACCTGTGGCAGATTGCGCCCGAAAAAATCAAGGTCATGCCGGGCTACAACGCGCGCACGCAGGGTGAAAAATTCGAACAGCGGGTACGCTGGCTTGCGGATCGCATGAAGGCTAACGGGTATGACCGCAAACATCCGCTGGGCGGTTTCGTATCAACTGACGGCATCATGCTCACTGCCGGCCACAGGCGCTTAGCTGCTGTGAAACTGGCAATCAGCGAGGGCTCGGATATTGAATGCGTGCCAATGGTAGTGAGCCCACGCGGGGCCGGAATGGAAGAGCTGACCCTCGAATTGATTACAAGCAATGAGGGCGAGCCGCTGACGGTCTATGAAAAATCTATCGTTGTCAAACGCCTGGCGGCATTCGGCTGGAGTGCGCAAAAGATCGCCGAAAAAGTAGGCTTCGCCTCAGCCCAATATGTTGACGGTCTGCTGATGCTCGCGGGGGCGCCTCTGGCTATCCGCAAAATGGTGATTGAAGATGTCGTATCCGCGACCGAAGCTATTAACGCTATCCGCAAGCATGGTGCAGGGGCGCTCGACGTATTGATAGCGGCCCTGGCGGCATCTGCGGGCGGGCGTGTGACCGCAAAGAATCTACCCAATGCGACATTCAATAAAGCTATCAAGCGGCACGCACCGCAGATGTACGCAGCACTAACCGATATTCAAAAAGACCCCGCATATGGTTTGATTGACGAAGCCTTGCGGGGCAAAATTACTGATATGATATTGGTTTTAACAAAGGAGTAGCTATCATGGAATTCAAAAAGGGTCAAAAGGTCACGTACAACACGGGCACCAATCAGGGCACGGGCACAATCACAATGATCCGCCCCGGTCTGAAGGGCGTTTTTTACGAGGTCACCGACAAGACGGCCAAAAAAGTCTACATGTTGCGGGGCAAAAAGCTGACCGCAGTCTGATCCCAAAAATAAAAATAGCCTTCGGGATATTTTTTGTTGCGCATAGATAAATAATTGATCTATAATTGAGCCATCAACCACTTAGGAGTAATCAACATGGCAACTATCAACCTGACATTCAAAACGGTAACTGAACCCGACTTCAACGGTCTCATGTTTTACGTCGAAGAAGGTTCATTGTTTGACGCGGACGACTACGCAGAGGCGTACGGCATCAATCGCAGCGACATTGATGAACAGGACATTCACAGTGCGCAAGATGCTGCTGGCAAATTGAACC